GAGCCAACATAGCCGGAATAGCTGGTTGGATAAGGAATGCAGCTACAGCTAGAGTCGCTAGTACAGCCGCGATAGCAAGAAGACCATGAAGCAGCTCTCCCCAACTGATTCCGGCCATTTCCTTGAGCACCTTGGCCAAGATAGCGAGAGATACCGACACGATACCGATGGCAATGGCTCCTGCGATTGCGCCGCTCATTGCGGTACAAGCCACTGCAAGAATAAGCAAGGATCCAGCTAGTGCAGTTAGCCCTCTACCAATCTCTTCCCAACTCATACTGGCCATGATCTTCAGAGCACCAGCTAGAATAGTGATGCCGATGGCCATGAGAATAAGACCGGGGCCTACGAGAAGAATAATTGGGGACATGATTTGCATTGCCCCAGCAATAATAAGGAGGCCGCCAGCTAGTGCAGCCATACCCTTACCGATTTCCTCCCAAGACATCGTAGCGAAAATCAGGAGAGCTCCTGCGAGAATATTAACGCCGATAGCTAGAAGAAGTAGCCCTGCGCCAAGTAGAGGAGCTGTAGCAGGCATGAGTTGCATTGCGCCTGCGACAATAAGAAGAGCTCCGGCGAGGCCAACCATGCCCTTGGCCATCTCGCCCCAATCCATCGTGGCAAATATCTTTACTGCTCCAGCAAGAATAGATAAACCTGTTGCAAGAAGAATCATTCCAGCACCAGCAAGAATTAGACTACCTGCACTACCTGACAACAGCTTAGATGCTCCAACCATGACGCCCATGAGGACAATGATAGCGCCAAGACCCTTAGCGAGCTCATCCCAATCAAGATTACCAAGAATAGCAGCTGCTCCAGCCAGAATAAGAATGGCGGTTGCAAGAACTGTCATGCCAGTAGCAATAAGAACAAATGACCCAGCGCCCTTAGGCCCAGCACTAATCTTAGTGATAATAGCAAACGCAGCCATGAGCTGAGCAAAGCCAACTGCCATTGCAGTCAAGGCCTTGGTCAAAGCTTCTGAATCAATCAACGACAATGCAACAACTGAAGCAGTAATAACAGCAATAGCGCCAGCAATCTTCAGAAGAGCATTAGCCTTAATATCCGTTTGCATCGCCTTGAGTACACCTGTGAGCTGCTCGAAGCTTTGTCCGATTTTATCTAGGAATCCGCCACCGAGATCGAAATTAATTCCAGAATTAAGGAACTTAGCCAATATACCTGCGATACCACCAAGCAGAGCGACATTCAAAACATCCAGAACCGCTTCGAAGTCGCCTTCTTCAGCAGCGTCTGCCATTTTGCTGCCGAGATCTCTGAACCAGTCAGCAATAGCATCCCAAATCTTATCTAGAACATCCTTGATCTTGATTAGAACGTCTTGCACTGGCTTCCAGAGCTCACCGACCTTCTGGAATCGATCCTTCAACGTATCGAAACGGTCACCAAGTCGTCCGAAAGCATTACCAAGATTGTCTGGGAAGTTGGTATCCACTCCAGTAAAGAGACCAACAATTGCATCCTTTACCTGGATCAAGAAACCAATAAGAGCTTCTGCTCCATCACGAAGATCCATGAAGAATCTTGTGATGCCCTTACCCTCGACCAACGCGTCGTTTAGTTCGATGAAGAAATCGCCAATCTTAGCCGCAAAAGCAAGAAACTTTCCACTTCCAGCACCAGTAAGACTGCCGATTAGTTCACCAATGAAATCGATACCCTCTTTAAGAATCGTCCAACCGATCTCAAGAATTCCAAAGAACCCCTTGAAAATACGCTTGAGCTTATCCACTGTAGCCCAACTAGGCTCGAGCCTCTCCATTAGAATACTAAAAGCTCGTGTAAGATTGTACAAACGCTCCGCTGTCAATGGCGGGAAAATATCCTTGAAAGCGTCCTTAATAGGCTTGACGATCTTTCCTAGATTCTTGATACCTTCTGTTAGACTTTTAATAAGAAGGTCTCTTCCACCAATATCTTTCCAACCTTGTAGCAATTCGTTTCTAGCCGTAGCCGATTTAGTGATCATTGAGCTAATAGCATCAGAGATACCACTAAATAGTACGGTAGCTTCCTCAAAGTTACCGAACACGATCTTGAATGACTCTGACCATCCAGAGCCAATCGCTTCCTTCGTCGTCTGGATAAGCTGAGTAAGCGTACGAACCTTAGTCGCTGCTTCAACACCAGTCTTACCCAGTTCAATGATCTCGGCTGCTTGCTCCTTTGTATAACCAATTGCTAGAAGCTGAGCTTCGGTCATTTCTCCAGTAAAGCCCTGAAGAGTTGTGGTAAGAACCTCAGCAGTCAGCCAGTTATCTTCAAGAGACGCCCTGAATGACTTCCCGCCCTTTGTCCACTCTTCGAATGTCTGGTCAATAGGAACGTCAGCAATCGTGCCTAAAGTCTTACCAGTTTCGAACAAAGCCTTCTGGAAGACTTCACCACCCATACCTGCATTAACAACCGAGTTCCAGTCGATCAACCGAAGTGTACCAGTGGATACTGCCTGAGACAGCTGATACATTGCGTTTGAAGCTTGCTCTGCACTAGAGCCAGAGATAGCAGCGAGGTTTGAAATGCCCTTGATGGATTGAACTGATGTTTCTAGATCAACACCGGCGGCGGTGAACGTACCGATGTTTCTCGTCATCTGACCGAAATTGTAAATGGTCTTATCAGCATATTCATTCAGTTGTCTAAGAGCATCATTAACTTGACCGAGATTAGTACCATCCGCCTTGGTGTTGGATAGAATGGTCTGAATAGATGTCATATTCTGTTCATATTCTCTGAAACCAGAGATAATTTGATCCAAACTCAAAGACTTAGCTAATTGAATACCCGTGCTAATAGCTCTATTAGTAATATTAGCTAGAGCAGTAATAGCAATGGTACTAAGAGCAAGAAACTTAGCGCTAGCGCCCTCAATAACAGCGCCCATATTACCAAGATTGAATTTATTAGCAGCAGAAGATACATCAGCTAATCCAGTTTTAGCTCCATCGAATTTAAGAGATTTTTCCAGTTTAGCGAGGCTGGCAATGGTAGTGTTCAGCTTCCTCTCAAATTGAGCATTATCAAATTCCATCCGTACAATTCGATCGTCAACACTAGGCATCTGTCACCTGCCTCCAAATATCAGCTACAGCTCGGTCAAAGAGAGGACGAAGGGCTGGATTAATATAATCTCTGCCCATAACATACCCACCAGTTCCAGTACCATGCCCATATTGAAGAATAACGGCGACATTAACACTACCTTCTCTATCAGTATTGAACCAACTGATAGAATGAACTCCGTTTGTATGCCCTACTTGATACCCCCAAGATGAAGCTGCTCTACCAGTTTCTACTGGTGTAGCACTAGAAAGAAGATCTACTCCTTGACGTCCGTAACGATCAAGATCTTTAAATGCTTTCCCACTTTTCATGAATTTAAGAAATTTATCAGTGTTGTTGGTATTACCTGTAGATATTACTTGGATCATGACTGGTCCTTACGGTGGAGTGAGCACCCAATCCCTGATCATCTTGACTAGCTGATTTGCTGGAGGAAGATATGCATCTTGAAGATCAGTCCCATAAAGTACTTCTTTAATTTTGGACATAACCTCCGGAGCAATTTTACGACTATCAAATATAAGATGCGCTGTGGGACGATAGTTTTCAATTTCTTCTGGAGCTGCGGAAACAGTCCATTGAAATTCATGTGGCACTGGTTCAAGTGCCATTGTTTGATAAGATTTGGTTGAAACAAGCGCTGTTAAATTGTAAATCACATGAGTTTGGTAATTTGCTTCCAAACCATTAAGATCGTCGCCAACTTGCGTTTGATAACACAATCCGAAACGTTCATATGGCTGCCCAGTTACCATCAAACCATAATCAGTTTCAATAACTCCTTCGTATGGAAGAAACTCATCAGGATAAGTAAACGCCTTCATTGTAGCTGAGAAGTTACCTAGTGTTACAATGTCATTGATCTTTACTCCATCAAAAATAACACCTTCAACTTCAGTATCTACATTCTCATCAATGGAAATTAGACCATTCCAAGCAACTCCAGCGCCTACAAAATCATAAAAGACGCCTTTACTAACACCAGTTTCAAAGATACGTTCACCAATACCATCCCAAGTAAGTGTAGCCATTTAACCTCCAATCACCCTCGAGTATTTAATTCTGCTCTACGTTGCGCATTTAACTCACGATTCCGCATCGCGATCTCACTCTTTCCCATCTTCTTTGGTTTAGCATTCTTGATGTTACAAATACGAACCAAAGCGAACAATCTATTAAGATGCCATGATTCGCATTCAAATGGAATGTTAAATGCTACCATCCAATAGTAGATGAGCTCTGAGGTAATTATTTCACCTCTAGCTTTTTGTTCAGGAAGTTTACCAAACGTAGTTGCAGATTCTTTTGACTCGATGTATGCATTAATTTGATCAATGTTTCCTTGCGAAAGTCTACTTATGACATCTTCTGGGAAATCTTCGGTGAGAATCATACACCTTATGTAATGGAGAATTTCTTCTGTAGTTTTAGTAACATTACTCAAGAAGGGTTTCTGGTGTTTTGACTCCCATTTTGACAGGGAGACTAGAGAATGCTCTAATCGTAACTCAACGTCCCCAACAGTTTCGAAAGTCTCTGTTTCTTCGTTGTAGTATTCAGTACCTTCAAGAATGATTTTGAGCATTCTCTAATCTCCTACTATTACAAAGATCTTTACTCGGGTTGCATCATCCCAGAGGAAGACGATCCACCACCAGAAACCCTGCTAGTCACAACAACACCACTAAACATTGCAATAACTTCATCTGGTGTAGGAAGCATTGGCTCAGTAGCCGCTTCGCCATAAAGAGCAGTTTCGAGTGCAAGAAGATCTGCCGCATCGACAATGCCCGAATCAACCACAATTAGTGAAGTCGGATTGAAACCAGTTACAGGCACTGGCGTAGTGGTAATCTCCCAGCTGAATGTAATGGCTTCGGGAGAATCGTTGATGGTATTATAGGCCTTCTCAGAAGGACTAGCAACACAACCATAAACGAGGTGCAGCTTATACCCATACGAATCACCCTCGAGGTCATTACCCACTCGAGTGCGATAGGAAAGGCCGAAGAGCTTCCTGGGCTGTTGACCAACAAAGATGCCTGGCTCAGGAACACCAAGACCATCGAACTGAGCCCATTCCTCAGGGTAAGTAAACGCCTCGAGCGTCCCACCAAACTCTTCTGCAGAAATCAGGTTCAGGTACTTAATGTTGTCGGCATACTGAGCAGTGGCTTCAGCTCCAGTCGGTGACTCAGTAACACTAACAAGACCATTCCAAGCAACGCCTGTGGTATAAACACCAGACGCATCTGGAACATAAAGCACTCCATGATCGATACCAGTTTCGTAGTAACGATCGCCGATCTGATCCCAAACAAGTACAGCCATCGGTTCTTCTCCTTAGAAGAAAAGTTTGTAAACATCGTGATTGAGGTTGTCAGCTGTATAAAAACGATCAAATACGCATAGAGGTAATTCTGCCACCTTGTCTGGAATAGCACTATCTGGGTTTCGATCTATGATCGTTACCTGATATCGCTTTGTGCGCTTGTATGGTTTATCATCGGCATGATTAGTTAATAGATAATCTCGTTGATAAACGATACAAGGATATTCCATTTGCAACGTTGGTGGCGGTTGAAAATAAACGTGTTCTGTTCCTAAAATCTCGATCAACAGAGCTTGGAGCTCAAGGCGTTGGGCCATTGTAAACGCTCCCTAGATGAAGAATCAGACGAGGACTCCGAACTTCAACGTTTGTAACAGTCCAAAGAGTCCCCGCCCAATTCACGTACTTGATCTTAAAGAAATGTTTGATGGCATAGTCATCAGCAACGATGCTAATAGAATTACCAACAGTTAAATCGTCATTGAGACCTTCTCCAGATTCGGTCTTTCGTGTGTTACGAATAACATCACCATAATAATTTGTTTCAGTAATAACATCTTCCCACACACCAGAACCTTCTGGAGTTTCTACGGAATCAGCATAACCTACTTCTCCGTGGAATCTTGCCATCATAACTCCTTATCAGCTAATCAGAATCTGGCCTCTTAGGAGCCTTGGAT